GAGGTTGTAGATAATATGATTATTTATCCTCCTTCAGGCGTAGACTTTAATGATCTTTCTATTGTCACACATATTGATATGAACATTAAAGATTCAGATATTGGGAATGTTATTATTAAAAAACTCTCTTATGCCTCACAAGCATTAAACGAATCTGACGCAAGTCCAATCGGAACAAGGTTTGGAACTCCTATTTATCCTTATACAAAAACAGGAATCTATTATGATTTTAAAAAGCAAAACCCATTCTCGATATATAGTGGGTCATCATCATACCTTTACCTAACTAAGACAAGCGGAATACAGGTTAGAGGAAAGTATGATCCACTAGTAAACAGAGGTCTTTTGATTCCTATCAACACTAGCAGAGCAGATGATTTTAAAGCAATCGCAATGCAGATGGCCGTTAGATTTGATGGAGACTATTTTCCCTACGCACCTACACAAATATTTGAGATAGAAAGCAAAACAGCATATATAAAATTCTATATGGTTGCAAGCGATCCAAGCGGAAGAAGAGCAAAGATTTATGCAATAGATGCAAAGACTGGCTTGGTTCAGAATGGCATAGGTTTTTATTGGAATGGAAAGGTCGTTAAAGAGCCAGTTCTAACTCTTCAAGAGTGGGGATTCTTGGGTATAAGTTTTGCCGATAGTCTAATCTTCTCATCTTTCGAGGGAGCAATCAGACTAACAGGGCCACTGCTATTTAATAGTATTTCATACTATCAGTCAACAAACCTACAAGAAGTTCAGAACGTTTCAGACAGACCATGGTTTAGGGTTAAGGTTTTATCTGGCTCTGTTCTAGACTGGGAATTTTGGGATTCTCCTTCGTTTAACTGGAACAAGGTTCTTGTTTTAGCAGAAAAGAGTTTTTATGGGGTCAATCCAGCAGAGGTTTACAAGAGTTATACGGGAACTAATAAGTTGATTGTTGGCGATGACACCCCCGTAACATTAAAGGATTACGGATATTCTGTGTATACGGATATTAACTGGGTCAAATACGTTGTTGATCCAGTATGATATGGTATACTTGTGGTTATGGATTCTTTAATTAACCCAAAAACTGGTGAACCAATTGTAAAAAACGTTAGACGACAAGTCATTGAAAAGAACTATGACTGGGGTCTTTATGTGTATAAAAAGGCAAACGGCAAGTGGTTCACAGATGGCAATGGCTCTGTGCTTAACATTCCTTCAGATAAAAATGATATTTCAAGAATGGCAGAACTCAAAAAGACTGCCATGCACTATGGAGATCCAGGAGATGGCACATGTGTATTTGTTCCAGGACTAACAAGAGTTTCTGAAGAAGAGTATTCTGAGCAAGTTGATAGATTAAATGCTGGGCTTATTCCTTCTCTAAATGACCTTGGAGCAGTACAGGCAGCCAAGGACACTATTGCTAAATATGGAGATGAGGAGTAATCATGGAAGACAACGATTATGAAATCCACGCAAGAATTGATGATGCAATAAAGAAGGATGATACATTTTCAAAGTCAGATCCGTTCAATGGTAACTGGGACACACTAAAATCTCTTGATGGACTAGAAGCAAATTTTAAAAGACGCATAAGCAGATCTTCAACCAAAATGGTTGAGCCAACAACACAATATACAACCGCAGCATTGGCTGGAAAAAGCGGTATTGATGGAGCACAATCAAAAGAAATAAACCCAGGCCTAGTGTATGTAAACGGATATGGAATGTTTGATGTTATTACACCACCATGGAACCTTTATGAATTAGCAAACTACTATGACACTTCATTTGCAAACCACGCAGCAATTGATGCTAAGGTAGAGAACATTGTTGGACTTGGTTATGAGTTCAAGGTTTCTCAAAGAACAATGATGAGACTTGAGTCATCAGAAGATAACAGTGCAACACAGAAGGCAAGAAAGAGAATTGAAAGAACAAAGATTGAAGCAAGAGACTGGCTAGAGTCACTTAATGACGATGACTCATTTACAGCCACAATGGAAAAGGTTTACACAGACCTACAGTCAACTGGAAATGGTTACCTAGAAATTGGTAGAACTACTCGTGGAGAAATTGGGTACGTTGGACATATACCATCAACAACAATGCGAGTTAGAAGACTAAAAGATGGATACGTTCAAATCATTGGAAACAAGATTGTTTACTTCCGTAACTTTGGTGCAAAGAATCAAAATCCACTAACAACAGATGCTAGACCAAACGAGATTATTCACTTTAAGCAGTACTCACCTCTCAACACATTCTACGGAGTGCCAGACATCATGTCGGCTATCAACTCACTACACGGAGACTCACTTGCTTCACAATACAATATTGACTACTTTGCAAACAAGGCAGTCCCAAGATATGTTGTAACACTAAAGGGTGCAAAACTTTCTGGAGATGCAGAAGATAAGATGTTCCGATTCTTGCAGACAAATCTCAGAGGGCAGTCACACAGAACGCTATATATTCCACTTCCAGGTGATAGCGAAAATAACAAAGTCGAATTCAAGATGGAGCCCATCGAAGACGGTATACAGGACGGCTCATTTAAAGAGTATCGTAAGCAAAACCGTGATGACATCCTGGTAGCACATCAGGTACCACTGTCTAAACTTGGAGGTGGCGATTCTGGATCTATAGCAGCAGCACTTGCACAGGATCGTACCTTTAAGGAGCAGGTTGCAAGACCAGCACAGAGACAACTTGAAAAAATGATCAACAAGATTATTCGTGAAAAGACAGATATCATTGAGTTTGTATTTAACGAGTTGACACTGACAGATGAGATTGCCCAGTCTCAAATTCTTGAAAGATACGTTAAGAATCAGATCATGACTCCTAACGAGGCAAGAGTTGTTTTGGACATGCCACAAAGAGATGGCGGAGATGATGTCCTAGACCTCAAGCCAGAAGCAGCAGCAGAGGCAACCACGACAAGAGCAAGAGACGCCGAAAGAACAAACAATAACTCTGACAGTTCATCGACTGTCGCTGGACGAAACCCAAAGGGTGAAGGAAGAAAAACTCCTTAATGTCCAATTTGTCCACAATGTGATACTTATATAAAATGGAGGGTATAATATAATGGTGAGCAATATATCCAAGGCCCATTGGAACTCAGATGGGGAAAATTTACGTCTTTCCATGCCACTTACTAAGGTGGACAAGGAGCGTAGAATCGTTTCTGGATTTGCATCTTTAGACAATATTGATAAGCAAGATGATATTGTAACAGCAGAAGCATCAATGGATGCATTTGCAAAATTCCGAGGGAACATCAGAGAAATGCATCAGCCACTAGCAGTAGGCAAGATGGTCTCATTCAAAGCAGATAAGTATTTTGATCCAGAATCAAAGAAGTTTTATAACGGAGTATTTGTATCAGCATATGTTTCAAAGGGTGCACAAGATACTTGGGAAAAAGTTCTAGACGGAACACTAACTGGTTTTTCTATTGGTGGACGTATGAACAAGTGGGACGAAGGGTTTGACGAGAAGTCAGATAAAGCAATTAGAATTATTAAGCAATATGATTTAGTTGAGTTGAGTCTTGTAGATTCCCCAGCAAATCAATTTGCAAACATCGTATCTGTTGAAAAGGTAGATGGAGTAGATATCATTAAGGGCGACGAGACAGTTCTAGAAAATGTTTTTTATGACAAGGAATCAGGACTTGTAATGGTTTCAGAAAATGAGTCAGAGGTAAGCCCAACTACTGGTGAGCAAATGGAAAATATAGGTTTCGTTGAAAAAACAGATAATGAAAAGACAGACATGATAAAATTCTTAGTTGATAGTGCTAAAGGCATTAATACTTCTAAGATTAACAAGGAGGTACAACCTATGACAAAATCAAAAACACAAGTTGAAAAGACAGATGTAGTTGAAGATGTTGTGGTCGCTCCAGAGGCAGATGCATCAGTTGCAGAAGTTACTGAGGAAGTTGCTAAGGCAGAAGAGGTTGAGACAGCAGATGTTGTCAAGACTGATGAAGTTGTAGCAGAAGAGATTGTAAAAGCAGAAGATGCTGAAGCAGTCGAGGCAGTAACAGAAGCAGTTGTAGAAGTATCTAAGTCAGAAGAGGTAATTGCAGAAGCAGTTACTGAAATGAAAAATACTCTAGAATCAGCCTTTAGCGATCTAGTGTCAACAGTAAAGTCTTTGCAAGCAGAAGTAGAACTTCTTAAGTCTTCAAAGGTTGATGTTGATACAGTAAAGGATTCATTTGCAGCAGTTGCAAAAGATATTGCAGCAGTATCAAATGAGTTTAATGAATTTGGAAAACGAGTAGACGCTGTGGAAGCAGACACCGCATTCCGAAAGTCTGGAGATATCGGCGATATCTTTCAGAATCAGCCTGAAACGGTTGAAAAATCCCTATGGGGCGGTAGTTTCCTCAAAACAGCCGATCTATTCAAATGAACAAATCACTAGGAGGTGACAATATGTCAGAAGAAATAATCAAAAACCAGCCAGGCGCATCTGGAGATCTAGGTGGAACAACACCAGGACTATACCAGGGCCAAGGTGCTTTCGCATCAGGTGGAATTGGTGGAGTAACAAACCCAGGTGCAGATACACTTGGAAATATTCCAACAGCAACTCTTGGATCTACAAGCGGAGCAAACGCTGTTAACCCTAGTGGTTCAGCGGCTTCTGGAATTTTGCGCCCTGAGCAGGCACGTCGTTTTATCGACTATGTTTGGGATGCAACAGTATTAGCAAAGGATGGCCGTCGTGTAACAATGAAGGCTAATTCTATGGAACTTGAGAAGGTAAACGTCGGTGAGCGTGTAATTCGTGCAGCAGCGCAAGCAGTTGGTAACTACACAAACACAGGTGCAACATTCTCTAAGGTCGAACTTACTACCAAGAAGATTCGTCTTGATTGGGAAGTAACAGCAGAATCATTGGAAGATGGTGTAGAAGGTGACGCTCTAGAAGATCACTTGGTACGCTTGATGACCAACGCATTCGCAAATGATATCGAAGATCTCGCTATCAATGGTGATGGT